TTATTTCTCACCTTTCGTACCAAGAATTTGTTTGATTTCTGATACATCTTTAGATAGAGAACCAAATGATTTAGCTTGTTCTTCAATGACTTCCTGGTTCTTTTCAATGACTTGTTGATACTTATCTTCTCGCTCTTTATTTTCTTGACGAGTAGAATCTAATAACTCTTTACTCTCTTTCCTTGTTGAGAATAAAAGCCAAACAAAAAGAGCGCCAAAAGCGCCCTGTGATAGCATTACATTGAAAACCTGTTCTTCCAATGTTCTCATCTCCTTTTTAACTAATTATATTTTTCTGCTCGTTATCACTTAATTGGATATGATAGCGAGAATGCTACATAGTGAGTCGTAGCTTCTGCGAGATACATAGAGATAGTTCCGTCCTTAGTTACTAACACTGTAACTGCTACAGGTAAGTTAACGTTAGAGGACAGGAAAGCACTTGCCGCAAAGTAAGAATCCTGATGAGGTGCAATATCTGGAGTGATACGTGCAATTACTTGACGGTTTTTAACTGATCGTACAGCTCCTGTGATATGCACCCAGTTCCCATGCTTGCGAAGCGTTAGAGGTGTATCCCCGTCTTGTACTGCATTAGTGACAAGAAGCTCCTCGAAAGCTACATCATCCATATAAAAGAGTCCTTCGCCATCCATCCAAACACTGCTTTCATAATTACCTTTATTTAAGAAGATAGCTTGTGCTTCCTTATCCTCACTGAAGAATCCTGGAATTAATCCGAATTGTTGTTGAATCTCTTTAATTACCTCTTGTTTTAATTCATTGTTAGTCATTATTGAACATCTCCCTTGAATTTTTTTGTTTGATTTTTTGATTCTCTTTAATCGACTCTTATTTATCCTTTTCTACATTGTTCTCACCCCCTTTCGAGCAAAATAAAAAGAGAGACGATTGTCCCCCTTTATAATCACATTTAAACATATACTTTAAATACCACCTTTTATTATCAATCCTAAAACTGCCATAACTATTGCACTAATAACAATTCGCAAAATCCATGTTGTATTCATACTAATTTTTTCTAACTGCCTATTAATTGTAGAAATGTCTTTTTCGTTAATAGTTGTACGAGTTTCTAAATTGCGAATATCTCTCATGATTTCTTTTTGTTCCGTTTTTAGGCTGTCAATTTTTTTATATACGTCTTCCATACGCTCACATCCTCCGTTAATCTTAATAAGTCAATCCTTATATATTATGAGACAACCCTATTCATTGTGAATGTAATTCAGATGTTTGCGTATCAAAGCCGTATTTTATCCAAAATAAAAAAGCCTACTTCTGCACACCCTTTTTAAACCGCATTATTTTCATCTAAACCTTTTGATAACTGGGTAACAGTAGCTCTTGCTTCCCAGACATAAATCTGATCTTTGTCTTTATTGTTATAAACAACTTTGAATTTTTGCCCTGCTGTAAAGTACCACTGAAAACTACCTGTCATCCTAACCCATTTACTTACATAGCCCGTAATTTCTCCTGCAATTTCATGTTCTTCAATTGTTTTTCCACTTGCATCTAATATGTGGATTTCAAGTATATGTTCAGCATCCGCTGTTTGGGCTAATGCAGACAGGTAAGCATGTACATCATAGATACCACTTTCTTTAATGTGAAATAGACCACCAGAACGGTCTACACTTCTATTAAAACCCCAACGAGGAAGATCATTAAACTCTACAATCCACTTTCCGCTATTGTAGCGTTTTTCTTTATGAAACCAAACAGCCACATTAGAAGGAGCTTGAAGTTTATTGTGGATTAAGAGATCAGCTTCAACTTTAACTTTTTTATATTTCGAGTCTTTACTAATAACTAAGGCATCAGTTTCTTCTTCTAAAATTGATTTACCATTCAAAAGTAATCTCTTCTCATCAAAACTCCATGATGCAAACAGTTTTTTCACATCTTCAAATGATGGATGTTCAACCCACCCTAACCAACCTTTTGCATCATCAATATAATTAGTCCAGAGTTTATTTTGGTAATCTTTCGCAAAAATAAATCCGTAAGTAGGGGAATTTATAAATGAGATACCACGCCAAGATTTAGCATTAGGTGTATTTCCTTGTACACTTCCATGACAATAAATTGTGTTTATCCCTAGCCCTCTGGCTACAATTTCATCAAGAATATTTTTTGTAGGATCACTAACCGAGATTAACGCACCGCCTACATCTGTTGTGATTTTGGGTACTTGAACATTATTTGCATTAATTAATTTTGTTAACTCTACGATTAGTTTATTCATGTCATCAATTTCTTTTCTATATCCTGCTACTTGTTCCAATGCTTTTTCAAAATCAGAAATATAACTTTCCATTTTAATATTTCCTTCTTTGACATCTCTTCTTAAAACAATTCGGATATCGGGTGTACTTGTACGTTCTGAATCTCCCTTTTCTATAACAAAATAAGCCATCCATTCGTTAGAAGTTGAGACTGCTTTAGCAGGTAATATATATTCAATGATTCCATTACTCACATCAATAATTTTGGCATCATCCCGAATAAACTGTTTATTATTTGTTGCTTCATACTTTGCTACATATCCAGTTAAATCAACTACTCTACCATTATCTTTTAGATATACAGTTAGTTTTAAACCATTTTTATCATTTTGGCGTGAACGAATGGTTTTGGTGAATACTGGATCAGCTAAATCAATTGTAATTACTTCATTTCTCATCTCGTTACGCTCCTTTCAATCACACCATTTTTAAGACGTCTAGGTGGTCTTCTCGTGCGTTTTGGTCTTCCTCTATGCTTTACATTTCCTTTTGGTTGTTGTGGCTCTATTTTTTCAATTCTGGTATCAGTTTTTGTAACATACTCTTGAACCCCTTTTGTTAATTGTGAAAGCATACCATATAAACCTACGCCTGTTTCTTCATCTTCATTCGGAATAACTAAACCATAATGTGTTGGAATTGCATCAGTGGTAATTGGTGGCTCTCCTTCTTTTCGATTCATACGCATTTCATAAAGCTTTGGAATATCTGTTTTCAGATTGTATTGTTTAATATCCCAATCCATGACTTTCTCTAATGCACTAAATTGTATATCTCGAATATTAGTCTTGTATTTTTTCTTTGATGATACTTTAAAATCAGCAGCTAAAATCCCACCATAAAATGAACCAGTGCCAGACATAACTTGAAGGTATCCATTTGCAGAATTAGAATTTCGTAGCAAAGAATACTGAAGCACTAAGTCTGTATCACCGCTAGAAGCAGTTTTTACCGAAAAGATTCTCTTTCCGTTTTGATGAAACAGAAATCCTTTTCCTGCTGTAAAATGCATATTCTCTTCAGTTGCTTCAAGCATGAGATTCTTTTTACTTTTCGCTGCGAAATCTGTTGCAGCATAAAAATTCATGTATGAATATAATGCATCTATATTTAAAGACTCTTCTGCTTTTATACTCATCTTTCCATTTTGGTCAAAGAAAATATTTGCTGAAAAGTACAGATCTGTTTTACTTCCGCTTATATACCCTCTTGTGATACCAATACCGCCAGCTTTGGGATATGAGTCAGATTGTTGATATATTGCTACTGCCCCTTGTGAAGCGGTTATATCATCGTTTCCGCCTAAAAAGATAGTGGGCTGCATTTCTTTTCTTGAATTTATATAATATCCTAAAAACATACGGGTAATGTCTGACTCAAACAAACGTATAAATTGTTTTGGCTGTAATATTCTTTAACTGTTCTCGCACTTTACTACTTGAGATACCTTCATACCAAGAATACGCTGAAATAGTTCCATACATATATAAGTCTGCTTCTTCAGTATTAGCGCTATTAAGTACCTCAAATCTATTTTTGATTTTCGGGATTTCCGTTACTGTCATTCTCATCACCTCCCTTTAATGCTGCTGCATTTTCAACTGATTCATAGTTTTCGTAACATACCGTTTATTTGCCCATTCCTCATTAATTGCTTCACGTCCTAACATCCGTAAAATATCATTAATTGAATTTGCACCAATTCTAAAGAACACATCACAAGCACTTGCTAACTGTGTAATATCTACATATTTAATACGACTCGTATCTACTTTTAAATATGTTCGTTCTAAGTACTCTTCCTTCTTATAAAACTTACGATTTATTTCATCTGCAATAAGTTCTACAAGCGGATTAATACAGAACATAAGGAAATTATCTGTTTGCTTGGAGACATCGACAACATCACCTTTTAACATTCCTTTTGGTACATGAAAAGCCATTGAAACAAAATCAATAATGTCATCAACAAGTGCTTTAATATCTCGACTATCTAATTTATTTCCTTTGGAAGTGTTACTAAAATTCTCTAATGTATATCCATCTTGTAATTGGAACACAGCACCTGCATTATCTGCTTCAAAAAACGCTTTAAACTGTTCATTGAACATAGCATCCATTTGTTGTTGCATTTCTGGTGTGTGCGCTCTTAAAAATTCACCTTTCACCACAACACGCATTGCATTAGAACGCTTATAAATACTTGTAGCAGAAGTAATTAATTTTCCCCAGCTGCTATATAAACCATCAATTACATTCATGATATTTTCATCACTTAATTGAAAATAAAAAACCTCACTCTCTTTAAATACCTTTTCGGTAAAAGTGAAGTTTTTAACAGTAACGCCTTTATATATTTTCTTTTAATGCAAATTCTTCTTTGCTAAAACTGTCTGCAATATATAGTTGATCGTTATGCATAATTACTAAACACTCATTATCATAAATTAAATGGGAGACTAAACTATGCATAAATTGTGAAGCATTTTGGTTTTGGTTGGGCTGCACATTAAATAAATAGTGATTTTCCTTTCGAACCTCTTTTCCTTTTTCAAAGGTTTGAAACTCACAACAAACAAGTGTATTTGCAATTAAATCAACACAAGTATTTACAGCTAGTTTTTTAAAGAAGTAATCAACAGATGCTTCATAAAAACAGCTTTTTAAATCTGCTGTACTCCTTTTTCCAAACAAACCGCCTATCCAATCAATTAAACCCATTCTCTCACCTGCCTTTCTAAGGATACCACCAGCATTTCGGAAAAAAACACGTTAGGGTTACTTTGCACTTTACGTCACAATTGCTCCCTCTACACCTATTACATAGTTAAATCAAAAAAGTATCCTTAATAAAGGATACTTTTTTGATCTAATGTTCTTTTAGTTTTTTTCTCTAAATAAATTAAGTCTTTTTGAATTTATTTTACTATTTCAAACCTTGCACTTGCATCACAATCATTATAGATCGTTCGACCACTAGTACATCGCATTTGTAATGATATCCAACCATAACCTTCATGGTAAATTGTTCCAGTTGCTTCATTCCAATGTGAATCCCTCGGATATATATAACCAATGTTGTAAAGTACTTCATTAAAATAGGAATATGAAGGAACAAATCTAGCATGGATAGTTCTATTTCCAGAACGGTTAATTACAGAATACTTAATATACTTACCATGTCCTACCCAAACGCTTGGTGTAGAATCACAGTTTTCTCCATAGGATAGTATACCATTTCCAATATTATTCGTGGTTGGAGGGCATCTATAAGACTCTGCATTTGCTTCTGATGCTGGTGTTATAAAAGTAAATATAGAGGTAAGTATAATAACCACTCCCAGTATAGCAAACCACTTTTTAAATTTACTCATCAAATCCCACCCTTCCCTTTTTTGATAATTCATAATAACATTACTTTATAGATAAGGTAGAGTCAGCAATTTTTACACGACAAATTTCTTAAATGGGGTAGTATCACATCGCCATCAAGCTAAAAGAACGAGTTATCCCCAAACAATAAATACGAGCAAAATGCACAAAATTTTCGTTATGAGGGTGGTATGAGATTTTAACTTGATGGGCATGGAGCTGTACCCCTTCTAGTAAGTTCTTACTTTAAATGCACCAACAGAAAATGGTTTTGCTTCTGTTAATTCACTATCTTGTGTTAAAGCATGAGTCAACGCAAAGAAACCGTCTGTTTTCCGTTTCTCTTTATCAATCTTGCAATACTCTTTGTTTCCATTTCCTTTTTCATCTACATAAACATTCCCTACATACCAACGCATTAATGGATCATCACCAAATACAATTAATTGTTTAATAAACATCTCATCAATTAATGGTGCTAATTTTGCATGTGTAATCGGGCCTCTTCTCACAACTTCTAAAGGAATCCCCGTTTCCTTGAATTTCTCCTCTAAGATGGAAGCACGGAAACTATCACAAGCGACCTTCTTGATATTAAATATTTTTGCTTGTTCCAGATACCAATTCACAACACGATCTGCATCAATGGATTTGTCATAAACAATCGTACATAATCCTTTTTCTTTTGCGATTTCAATAATGTCGGGGTTGATATCTTGCAATTTTAAGGCCATATGATGAATGAACGTGTGCTGCTTCCAATACCTTTTCCCATCATGTTTAAATAGCAAACCTACAGAACAAAAATCTCGTACATCTGCAAAATCAATACCACCTACTGCATCAATACCTTTTAGATTCTCTGGAAAAGGTTGATCTGTTGCTAATCTATCTTCATAGGTTGCAACCTCTTTTCTAGAATCTTCAACTGGTGAATTCATTCGTTTTGTCATAAATTCAATACGTAATGAACTGTTTTTCTGCATATCGTAGTATTCTTGACGCATTTTTTGTTGTAAAGATGGATTATATCGGTATGATGGATTCGCTTTTTCCCACATTTCTTCATTATCTACTTCTGACGGATCATCTAATTTACAAATGAACGGAAATAATGTGGAATCTGGCAACTCTTTATTTAATACTGCTCTTGCTTCTTCTTTTAAATCATCAAGAACACCACCACGAACATAACCATCTGTAGAAATATAGAAAATACGTGGATCTTTCTTTTTACCAAGACCAGAAGTAAATACCTTTATATTCTTGTAATTGTCATATTCATGTATCTCATCGAAAATAACAATACCAGAACGCTTACCATCTTTTGTTCTAGCATTTGATGTATTGTAGTTCATTTTTGATTTTGTACGTCTATGTTGAATCAATGTTTGAGACTTATAAAAATTCTTCTTCATTTTTTTCTTATGTTTTGGATCATCTAAAACATTGTAAACATCTTCGAATGAAGTTTTTGCTTGATCTTCTGATGTTGCAACAATATCAATATCGTAGTTTGGTATTCCATGATGTGATGTCAGCATAAAAAAACTATCATAACCCATCCAACCATTCTTACCAGCACCACGCCCTAATAAATTAAAAAAGCGATCAAACATTAATCGACCATCATCATAACGAACGCCAAATATAAATGCATTGCAAAACTTCTGCCAAGGGAATAATTGAAAAGGAAAATAAGGTGCTGGAACACTCACTGATTTTTCAATTGCTTCTGCATCTATTACAACGTTTGGTTGATCTAATTTCCATCGTAGAAATTCCATAAGCTGTTTTTGTTCTTTACAAGCTTGAATTTCTCCATTTTCAACCATTCTCATGTAATCATCAATGTAGAGGTGATAATTATACGTCTTCGTCATCATCATCACCCTTATCTACTTCTGTTGCTTTCAATCCTAGTTCTGCTAAAAGTTTAAGCATTTGAGCATTCGTTTTATTTAGTTCACTAATACTTTCATTTTTCTTTTTGCCCCTTTGCTTTCCATTCGACCAATCAACAACAACACCCCTTTCTTCTATATCAAGAATGAGATTGTTTTTAATGTCCCAAAGTGCCATATAGTCAGATACTAAATCAGTATAATGTGCGCCAAATGTTCCGTTTTCTTCTAATTGGTTCATTAAATCCTGTTTGATAGTCTCTTTTAGCTTGTTTATTTTCGGCTTTAGTTTTGTGTGCACCCTTGTTTTTTTAGGTGCAACCTTTTGAACTTTGTGTGCACCCTCTCTTTGCCACCCATATCTCTTTTTCCATGACTTTACGGTATTAATAGAAACAGCATATTTTTCTGCAATGTCCTTATACTTCATACCGCTTAAATAGTCACTGTGAGCGGCTTCTTGAGGTGTCGCATTATTATTCATCCATATTCACCACCTCTTTCCATACATCAAATTTGAGGCGGTTTTAAACGAATTTAAAAAGGATGCACCCTGTATTTTGTGTGCACCCCTCCCCCTCACGTGAGAAAATCAAAAAATATTTTTTCCGACGTCCCCTCCCCGTTGAATGGTTCCCCAGAAAAAAAGCTAAAATTTTTGACCGGGGGGGTTTTAGGAAACTAATTCAAAGTATGTTTCGATAAAATCTAAAATAAAAAAGACTTCTTCACTAGAAATCTTTAGAATATCTATAGTAAATTTTAATTTCTCTTCATCTTGCGATCTTTCTCTTACATCAATAAGTTTAAGTCGTTTGCACTTCCTTGGATTAACACAGTCTCTTATCTGACAGTAACGCCAGTAAGAATACTTTCTAAACTGATTCAACATGTCACGTTCATATGAAGTTCGTTCTTCCTTATCAGTATCAGCATATTGAATCATTAAGCCAGTATCGAATGTCCAACTACCATCCACAATAATCATAGCTACCACCGTTCCTCATTCAAGAACTTAGGTTTTTTCTTCTCAATCTTATCTAACCGATCATGTACTTCATTATGACATCGAATGCATAAACATTGTAAGTTATCCAAGTCTAATGCTAAATGTGGATGCGTCTTTACTTCTTTAAGATGATGCACATTCTCAGCAGGTTTGTATTTACCTTTTGACTTACACATCTGACATTCATAGTTATCTCGCTTTAAAGCTTTAAGCCTTAGCTCTCTCCACTCTTTAGACTTGTAGAACTTCATAAGTTTTCCTTCTCTTATGAGTTTAATATAGTCAATCATTAGCACACCATCCTTGCTCGTACACAGATAGGCTTACGATACATAACCTGTGATCTTATTACTTTATGTTTAACGTATCCATATACTGGACGCTCTGGACGTTCCAACTTACACTCCATATACTTTGCTGAAAGTTCTTTAATTTGTTCCCAGTAGCTAGAAAACAACTGAGAGATTACTTTATATAATTCATACGCTAACTTGTTAAAGGCTTCTCTAAGTGATTCAATATTAATGTTCATTCCTTCACCCCTTAACCTTCTTTATCCTCACCAATGCGATAACCAAAATATACTACTAATAAAGTAACAAGTGTACCTATGAAGTATCCCATAAGACCTCCTAACCAAAACACCCCATCACTTCCTCACAATAAAATAAGACGCTAAACCGATAACGGCAGCGCCTAGGATAATTGATATTGGTTTAATCATTATGCTTAATGTTCTTTCATTCTTGAAGGCATGCTAACTTTTCTAAAAGATCATAATAACTACCATAAGAATCTATAACTCCTTTACATGGTCCCACTGTCAAGGCGCCTTTAGGGTCTTGCTCTTTCCACTTCCTGCTAGCTTCTTCCATAATATATCCAAGTTGATGTGTATTGTTAGCAATAAATCGTTGTATTTCGTCCATCATTTATCTTCCTTCCTGTTAAAACTATCCGCTTTATATAATAAAAAGAGCACCCGTTTCCGCGAGCGCTCCTTTTAAGGGATTACGAGAATCCCATTAACGAAAGTCAAGGCTACTAAAGTTAATGAGGTACAAGTAGTATATGCTTGTCTCATTCAAATGTTCACTAGTTTAATGTGTAATTTCTATATAACAAAGAAAAGCACCCGAATGGATGCTATATCACTACTTATTAATTTGTAATTTAAATACGGTAAATGAAGTTTTATTCTTTTCTCAAGAAGCCAATGTTGTTTGCACAACTGCATCTACACAGTATCAAGTTCCTGAGAGAAGAGCAAAAAGCCCTCCTATATTAACGAGATCATTCAATCAATACCATTAAAGCTGGTTACGGATTTTAAATTATGCCGTCAATATGAAGCCGTTTAGAATTATAAAGGTATCCTTGTGAGAAGTGTTTTCCGCCACTTCTCACAATACAAATATAACATGGTGATTCTAAAACAACCGGCACATTTACGGCCAAAAAGCGGTCACGACTCTGCCACTTATTTTAATTCGCCAATAACCTTTATTTCCCTAGACAAGCCCACTGCAACAACCATAAAGAATAAATTGAATTTCTATTAAGGTGTTATGCTTGTTCTGATTGTTGAACATGTAATGGAGGCGGAATAATCCAACCTTTTTTCTTATTCAGACGAAGTAATATAGCTCCAGCTTGTGCTTTTTTCATATGGAATTGACCAAACATCATTCCTACATCTTCTCGAAGAGATTGTCCCATTGCTTGGCTACATGCTACTAATCCAGCAGCAAGATCCATGGAAACTTTAGCTGCAATTTCTGCATCATTAATACGAGCACCTGGAGGAATCGTTTCAATAGATGCAACTGGTCTTTCTGGAGGTGCTGGTGGTAATGCAACACCATTTAATTTTAATAAATTTTTTAATTCTTCAACTTCTGATTGGATATCATTCTCTACAAGATTTTCTAAAAATTTCTTTAAATCCTCGTCTCCTGTGTGGTTAATAAGAACTTGATATCCAGCAATTGCACCTTGTGCCGCTGCAAGATAACTCCAAATCCCAAAGACTTCTCCGTAGTGCATTGGTTCATTTTGTGGATTTCCACTTAAAACACCCATTAAAATATTCCTCCTTAAAGAAATTAAACTTTTAATAACAACTCTTACTATAGAAAAAATTTTCCCAACCATGTTCCGGGTTAAAGAAAATAAGTTCTTATAACTCATAAGGCACACCTTACCCATATATAGTAATTACACCTTATAGAATGTACTGCTACAAAAAAATTATTCATATAAATAACACATATATTTCAATTAACATAATCCATTATTATCAGTACTTTTAATAATAGAAATTAAAGATATTTATCATAATTTTAACTCAAATGAATTTATATATTCTTAAACGAATATTGTCTAAAGGAACTGGAGACATTACTAAATATGAAAGGAGGGAAAACCATGAAGAAAAAACTGTCATCTATTTTAGGTGCCCTATTACTAACTATTTTGATTTTTGGTACAAGCGTCCATGCTGAATACGATGGATATAATACGGATAGAGTTAACAATAATAATATTACAACTCGAGTTAATGACGATAACATGAATAGAGTTAATTATGATACTAGAACTCGAAATGTGAATACAACAAATGATTTGAATAATAATCGTAAAAATAATAATTGGGCATGGCTTGGTTTATTAGGACTAGTAGGTTTATTCGGTCTTAGAAGAAAAGAAAAAGAACCAGAAAGACGTTAATGTAGAACATTGCATTTAACTTAAAAAGATACTTATTCATCAAAAAAATGCAAAATGAATAAACTATGAATCGCCTTTAATAAGGCGATTTTTTATTTTTTCAAAATCAATAATAATTATATAAAAACGGATACTATTCAATGAATTTCTTAACTTGATAGTAATAGAGTGGTACGTCCATTTAACGAACAACGCTTCTTTTTTATACCGTCGCTTCACTTACCCATATCTTATATTTTGTGTAACTGCTCCAATTCCTAAATCCCTTGTCACGCTTAACTTTATCAATCCTTTCATTTTGAGTTACACAACACATAAAAAATGGTTAACTGTAAAAAAACAAAAAAGAAAAAGGATGTTTGCTATATCTTGAACTTAGTCATAGCCTTATCCATTGCATCTTGGTTAACACCAATATATCTTAATGTGACTCTTTCGGATGAATGATTGAATATCTCCATAAGTAGAGCGATATTCTTTGTCTGCATATACATATGATATCCAAATGTCTTACGTAGTGTATGAGTTCCTATTTCATCTAATCCAAATTCCGCTGCCGTACTTCTAAGTATCTTATATGCCATACTGCGCCCAATCGGTCTATTCTTTCCTTCACGGCTCTTAATCAAGTAATCATTATCATCCCTTTCTTCAATGTACCATCGCAATTCTCTCTTTAATGCTGGTGTCAATTGAATACGTTTCTGCTTGCCTGTTTTCTTTTCTCTCATTGAAATATGGCTACCTTTTAAATCACCAACTCGTAGCTTTAAAATATCACTAATACGTAAACCTGTATTAATTCCCATTACAAACAAAATATAATTGCGTTCATTATTTTCCTTTAGATATTCTTTAATTTGTTGTATTTGCTCTGGCTCTCGAATAGGTTGGACAAAATTCATAGATCACCCCCTCCATAATGCTTTTCTACCTCATATGCTTCTAATCTCAGAGCGAAAGCTAGTTTATAAAAAGCATTAGACTTATTACGTCTATATGTGCGCTCACTCATGCCAATCTCGTTATAAACCATATAATCAAAAACTTCTTCATCTTCTAAATAACGTTTTATAATAATGTCTCTTTGATTCTTACTAAACCTACTTAATGCCTTGTCGATCTGAAAAGATAGGCGTTTTAACCTTTCTTCTCTTATACTTAATCCTATATTCGCTAAAGCAACATCTTCAGCTGGTTTCCCTACTACATTTGTTGGTCCATGATATCTTATCTCACCTGAAGCTGTAACCTTCATTTCATTTCTAATCATCCCAAATTGTCTATAAATACGAACGTTTTCAAGAACCTCTTCTAATCGAGATTGTGTTGCTTTACGGTCGATTTTTGGTAAGAATGTCAATTGTGTCATATATATAAACACTCCTTATCTATTTTATTAATGAAAATAAAAAAAGCGGACACCAAACCACAGAGCAATATTGTTATTACTCTTAATAGTTTGATGTCCGCTGGTTCTTCCAGTAGGACTAAATATTTAATTTCTATTATTATATCATTTTCTTTCGTCTTAGTAATTTTTAAAAGGATTATTTTGTTCAATTTCTGGATAGATGTTAATATTCTTCATAAAGGAGGTCTATTGATGAAGAATTTATGGACAAAGATTTTTATAGGTGTTCTCATAGGAATTCTTATAGGAACTGCTCTTTTAATAACATTATATTTTGTTAGTGTTTCACTTTTTTGGAATCAGCCCTAAATTAAAAGTGTTTTAAAAAACTACTATTAAAAATATCCTCACGTTTATTTAACGAGTATTCCGTCAATAATGTAGATAGGCTGTATGCCAAAACTCATTTAAATTTCTTTCTCCGTCCCCCTTTTGGAGATACCTTGGAGCCGAACAGTTAGCTTTTGCTAGCTGCTCTTTTATTTAAAATGCAATTTTTATTTTCACCTTTAACTGATACACACATATATTAATAATCTACATACAAATGTTAACTAGCTCCTTAAAGAGCACTATTCGAAAGTGCTCTTTTCTGATACAAAAATCTAAATACCAAAATGAATTTTTTATTATTCATCCTTTTCATCCCTGTATAACATTTCAAATCTCGTTTATACCATAGCTGTAACTTATGGAAATGAGGCATATTCACTCATACGCTCGACTTTTATAGAGGGCTTTTTTATAATTTTGTTAACACCTTCTTGAGATTAGCATATCTTATACTACTCATTGATTCAAAGAGCACTTTGGCTCAGTGTTCTTTGACACCTATCTTTTGAAGAGCACTGCATACCAGTGCTCTTTTTTGCGTATACATATTGTGATTTCAATTATTTAATTTTCACGCTTACAGCGACACCAACGTATACATATAAAAATAAGTGAAAACCTATTAGGCATTAGAACTCTCTTTCTAGGAGCATCTTAAAAAGATGCCCTTTTTACATATACAAGTCAGATATCAAATAGCATTTTTGCTGATTTTTTGAACCTTTAAATAAGACAAGCATATGATATTGTATGGAGACCCTCTCTCATAAGAACCTATTTTTCTAAGAGCACATTTATATGTGTGCTCTTTTTTATTTGCTACAAAATAACTATTTTATTAAGTTTCTCAATTTACTAAAGTAATGCTCTCGAAAAGGCATTCATATATATATTTATCGAATGCGCTTTGGAATTCTTAGAAAATCAAATACTTTAGGAGTTGATTAACATGGAAAATAAATCACCAAAATTAATAATTCCTCCTGACACGAAAATCCAATTTACATTTTTCTCTCCTTCTGGTGAAGTAATTTTCAAACAATCTCTAGCAAACGAAACTTTAGAGTCCATCATACTTCCTATTCATTGTCCTATCGAATACGAAAGACTTGAAGCTGTAAGAATCCCATTATCTAAAGAATAGCTCCCCATAAAGGTTTACCCAAATCCCCCTTAATTGCAAGGGATTTTTCAATATAAAATAACGCTTTTGTTTAGTTCATAATTTAAAAAATTCCTTTCCTAAGTACTGTTTCTATATGCTATACTGATTCTTAATTAATTGTAGAAGGATTGATAAAATGAATGATAGATCCTCAAGACGATGGCAAATGCAACAAAAGTTAAGAGCACTGAAAACAAAAAACAGGAATAATACAAATCCTTTGTTTAATGAATGTCTTGAATCCCTAGGAGACGAAACTTTAATTTTCTCTCAGGGAAAAAGCCAGCAGATTGCTACTAATTTAATAAAATCATTTCCTATAACTGTCTCTGGAAAAATAGATTGGGAACAGATAGACAATCAATTAGTAGTTCCAAACAAAGAACGACTAATTTCCCTTATTAGAGCACACAAACTAGATTTTAATGAACAGATTTTTATACTATGGGATAACTATGAAATCCCTGTAGTAGGTACAAATCTTGATAATGTATTCCAATCACTAGCTGACGTTGATGCAGTCAGTTTTTATTACTGGTTATTAGATAAAGAATATAGATTCGTAATTGAAATAGAGGATGAAGAAATGATTAGGGTTGGATTTCGCTAATAATCTACTCATCTTTCCTTATTCTGCTTTTCTACAAAATTCAAATTTGGTATTAAATCAACTGCGTCTTCCGTTCATCCATACGAGTTACTTTTCCACTTTTATATACAAAGGACTGTTCCCCGTGACCACTTGTGGGTGGCTCTATTGGATGAACTTGTCCATCTTTCACAACATAAATCATATTTTCTACTAATGAAATTTCAGCCTTCATTTCTGCAATGTTTTCCTTGATAATTGCCACCGAAACCACTCCTATATGTGTTATAATTACTTTGTCGAATAATTATGTCGGGAGCAATCTTGGCTTTTTTATTTGCCTATAAATATTGCACAACGTTTTCTGGAATAAATGATTGTTCCAAGGATAGATGAAGTCGTATTGATATCGGTTCTTTATTATCTCTTGCCTTCTTACAAAGTTCTTCGGCTTTTTCCCATTCAAATTGTTTATCCTCCGCTCGCTTATAACGCCAAATCCCAATTGTATATTCCTCAAACATTTCATATTTCTCACTAGGAGCTGTGGTAAGCTTTAGCTCATCAACTGCCCTTGCTTGGCTTGGTATTTGAACAACCACATCAGCAAAACGTACTTGAGAATTCAACCGATGCATATGCGCTTTCTTAGGATCAAATGCTACTACTGGCTCAACATCAAATATTGTTAGCTGCTTTGGCATCGCTCTGTCCCTCCAATACATGCAAGCCTGTTGTTAAAATCCCTTCAAGTTGAGTTAATGTTAATTGATCTAATGTTTTCTCGTTTATTTCAGATAACCCTAAACTAAGTAATTTACGAATAATGAGCAATTTCCGTCGTTCAACTTCCTGTCTTAATAACATCACTGTACCTCCCGTTGGTTATCATATCTTCTCTCTAAATTAATGAATTTGCTAAACTCTTTAATAAATGCAAGTTCAACTGTACCAACAGGACCATTTCTCTGCTTGGCCAGAATAATTTCAGTTATGTTTTTATTCGCTGTTTCTGCATCGTAATAATCTTCACGATATAAAAATGCAATCAAATCAGCATCTTGCTCAATTTGTCCTGTCTCACGTAAATCAGATAACAGAGGACGTTTATCTTGTCTGCTCTCAACAGCACGACTTAACTGTGATAAAGCAATTACACATACATCCAATTCCCTAGCCATCAGTTTCAGCTTCCGGCTAATCTCGCCAATCTCTTGCATACGATTCCCTCTATGCTTTGGATCACCAACAATAAGCTGTAAATAATCAATCGCTATTAATACCTTTTTATCAGGATGCTTACGTTTCAGCTTCCTGGTTTTCGCATAAATTTCTTGCATTGTTACATTTGCCTTATCGTATATTTCCAGTGAGAGATTGTTAATCAATCCCATTGCTTGGCTGATTTTTTCCCAATCTTTGATATTGCAAAGCTTCTTAGGATTTTTCATTTTGGTTGCATCAACGTTACCAGCACTAGAAATCATTCGTTTGAGCAATTGTTCCTCTCCCATCTCTAACGAAAAGATTCCAACTGCTGTATCCGAACTTGCGGCATGATAAGTAACATTTAATACAAATGCTGTTTTCCCCATTGCTGGACGTGCACCAACAATGATTAAGTCTCCTGCTTGTAATCCAGAAGTCATTCGATTCAAATCGTTGTACCCAGTGTTTATACCTGTTAAATCACCAACATCGATTTGCATTTTCTTATATAGTCCAACAAGCGTTTCTTTTAAATCAAACTCACCTGAATAACCTGTTTCCTCTATCGCATTTAGTTCATCGATTGTATTGCTGATCGCACTAATATCTTTGTCTTTCTGAAGACGTTTATATAAATCACCAGCTACCTCTTGAGCATGTCGCATTTTCCATGCTTCTATCACAAGACCTTCGTGATACGAAAAGTTTTTTGTTGTCGAAACGCTCTCAGCCAAATTAACTAAAAACTGAATGCCACCAATTTGATTTATAAAACTATCCAATTTTTCAACTACAGTCACAAGATCTATAGGACTTTCAGCATCTTCAAGCTCTCTCATTGCTTTAAAAACGGCTTGATGTGTTGGAAGAGAAAAGTGATTTGGTTTTAACTGACAATCCTTTATTAGTTCCCCTTCCATGATGATGCTACCTAAGACACTTTGCTCCGCTTCTACATTGCGAATGACTTCGTTACTCATTGCATCATCCATCCATTCTGTTGGTTAAGTGCTGCAAGTTCCTCGTCTGTAGGAATGTTTTGTTTCCATGATTCCTGCTGCTGTAACACTTGCTTAGTAGATTCAGACATAGCTGCCGATTGATATACAGGTTGTTGCTTTGCTTGTGCTGTTCGTTTATCACGAAATGCTTTATCAGCTGCCTCAACATCACCTACTGTTTTCAAGCCTTTAAGATGCCAATCTCGTAAAATCGTATTTACGTAAGACATGTTTCTAGTATTTTTCTCTAAAGCAATCTCCATTGCCTTAACAACTAACTCTGCATTTAAGTCATCTACCCATGCATTAATGCCTTCTGCGATAAAAGGTGTAATGAATCCGAAGTTTTGCTCGTAAAAAGAACTTGGATTAACAACAACCTCTTCCGCATTCGCACGTTCTTCTTGTTGTTGTTCTTCTTTTTCTTTTTCTTCTTCTTTTTCCCCACTTATCGTGGACGTATCGTGGCACGTATCGTTAACAGCAAGAAAATCTTCGAAAATAGCACGAATTTTATCATTTTTAACTTTTGGAGTTACTAAGCTAATAAGACTAATATCTGTTACTCCATCAAGTTCTTTGCGAACACAATCTTCAATTGGTTTACCGCCTCTATTAAGGTTATATTTACCCCAATTGATAATTGCTAGTTCTCGTGTTTCTGGATTGTATTTAACCAATTTATGATGATTTTCAAAACGATCTAAGAGTGCATTAATACTTTCCATGGAGTATCCTAAATCAAAAGCCATTTGTTTCTTTGTAATTTGATATACACCAATTTGTGTAGTACATGGGTTTGTAAGAAGATACAGATTGAATAATTTATCTTCTGGAGTCATCTCCTCAATAACTTTTGCATCCTGCCAAAATGAAACTTGTACTGGTCTATAAACTGCCATGTTATTCATCCTTCCGTTTACATATCGCAAATCCGTCCTCTATACGTAATAAGCGATAATTTTTATAACCTTTTTAAGATATTGCTTTACTAAATAAACAAGGTGCTGTTCTGATGTCGATTGCTGAAGCAATTTAGGATTCAGCAATACTTTCTGTAGTGTTTTGTCTAAAAGCATCTAGCACCCTCCATTGTTATACCAACTACGATTTGTTATAATTAATCCAACTTAAATTTAAAAAAACCTTTTCTTCTATCACTCGGCAAAGTGATAGATTTTTTTATTTCCTACGACTTACCAGTGAAACATTAATACCTTTAGAGTGAAGCCCTTTAATAATCACACGATAGCTTTTAGATACTTCATGTTCTTCCTTTTCTTCACGAAGCATCTTAAACTCTTTTACACATCGATTAAGCTCTTCTTCCCAATAATTTGCTTCCTCATGAGATTTAGCGTTAAACATGTTGTAAATGCATGTATTCATGCAATCATGAAGTTCATTTGCAAATGCAAAGTCCCCTAGAAGAACAAGATCATGAAGACTATTGTATTCAGTTGGCATGGTTTTCACCTCTTTTCCATGTATATTGATGCTGTACGCATCGTTACAACCAGAAAGGGATATCTTTAAAGGGGGTTGGAGGAAGAACGATCCTTTCTAGTCATAACGACAAGCACAGTGGCTTGTCCAAACAAATAATAAAATGTTATAATTGCTTTATCATATTTTTTTCAGAGCTACTGTTTCCTAGGCGGTAGCTTTTTCTTTTACCCATTTATGTTTTAACGTGAATGACGCTTCAATAATTTTTATACGAATTTCCACTAACTTCTTTTCTTGTTGTAATTCTTCTAATTTTTTTACATCATTAAATGTTTTAGCTATTGTTATTTCACCGCTTAACTTTGCATCATATCGAATCAAATTCTTATAATCATTTAAATTAGGATTTTTATAATCTACTGTCATATGTATTCACTCCTTAAAAAGCCTTAGTTAGAGTTAATAAACTGTCTATTGTTTGAATCACAACGTTTTCTGACATTGCTTTTTGCAACCACCTTTTTTGTATTTGTTCCATAATTCCAAAGTGAGTTTGTTCTAAAGCTTGTACCACACATTGACTTGCTTGAAGCGTATCGAAAATTTCTTTAGCATGAATTGCATATTCATGTTTCTTCTTTTCATCCATTTGCCATGAACGTGTTGTAACTTGCAAGTTCATGATTTCCCTTGCTGCTGCAATCCCTTCCTCAGCTTGTTTGATATAATTCATAAGCTGTAAATTTATATCTGTTGTTAAACGTGGATCTGTTGGCGGTAAACCGACACCGTAAATATGTTTAATTGCTTGTTTATTCAGGTTTGCACCTGTTGCATCACACCAATCCATCGCCAGCTCAAATTCCGGTTTGGATTGACCAGATTCAATACGTAGTAAGCGTTCATATGTAATACCAAGATACTTTGCTAATCCTTTTTTTGTTTTCAACTCAGCATTTTCACAACACTCTCTCGCATTTTGTAACAAATCACTAATTGACGAATTACAATATATGCTTGTTCCCATGTTTGTTCGCCTCCATATTAAGTTGTTAAGGTATTAAAATATTTAATACCTACATGGCCTGTCTATTTTTCATGTAAAAAGAGAGGAACTAATCCTCGATATTTTCTTTTGTCTGCATTTCATCGATGATGGCCCAACCAGCCTTATAATATGCTTGAAGGATTTTATCAATCTCCTTTTGTGCTTTCGGTTCAGGAGCCACAACATAGACTTTTGTTTTTCCAAATTCATAAGACGCTGCATATTCTTCCTGTTGGCTCATGGTGTCACCTCTTGAAGTGCTTTCTATATTTGTATGCCGTTGATCTGTTGGTACTGCCATTTGAATTGCTGTCATTTAATCACCTGCTTTCCCACCCTAAAGTATAAGATTCTTGTACTTGGATACATCAAATTAACTCTTTTACATCGCAATTAAGAATGTCGGATAATCTTATAGCTTTTTCAAGATTTGGGTTGCTATATCCGTTTTCCCAATTACTAATTGTAGATTTTGTAACTTGCATTCGATCAGCTAATTCTTGTTGAGTCAATCCTGCTTTGTTCCTAGTTCTAATCAACTTTATGTTTTTATTCATCGTCTCACCACCTGTATAAGTAACTTGTACTATTATTATATGTATAAGATTCTTGTACGTCAATGCATCTGTACAATTTTCTTGTACAAAGTTTAATATCAAATCCATATAAGGTACAATGTTTTTGTACTTTTATTAATTAGGAGGTGCTGAAATTGTTGACAGAAAGATTAAAAGAAGCGCGTAAAATGCGTAAACTTACACAACAAGGATTAGCAGATAAAGTTAATGCAACTAAAGGCACCATTAGTAACTACGAAAATGGTCATAGTACTCCCTCAAACGAAATGTTAAAAGATTTGGCAAATATTTTAGGAGTAACAACAGATTATTTATTAGGAAGGGACGATAAATTAGGACCATCTAGTCAACTTCCCGAATTAACGAAAAAAGATACTCGTGACATCGCTCGCGATCTAGAAAAAACCCTAGAACAATTAGAAAACAGTGAAGAAGCATTAATGTTCGATGGAGAACCTATCGATGAACATACAAAAGAAATGATTCGTATCTCATTAGAAAACTCAATGCGAATGGCAAAACAACTGGCAAAACAAAAATTCACTCCAAACAAGTACAAAAAAGATTGAATGGAGCAATACTAAATTGGACATCAAAGAATACGTACTAAACATCACAAATAAACATCAAACAACAGACCCATTTGAAATTGCCAGGCGAAAAAATATTACTGTGTTGTATGCTGACCTAGGAAGTACCCTTGGTTTCTACAACACTTACAAACGATTTAAATTTATTCATATTAATAATCAAATCAACGAAACACTCCAACGTTTTGTTTGCGCCCACGAATTGGGACATGCCTTACTTCATCCTAAAGCGAATACTCCCTTCTTGCGTAATCAAACATTTTTTTCAGTAGACCGTTTTGAAATCGAAGCAAATACATTTGCTGTGGAGCTGTTACTTACCGACGAGATGATTTCTACATATAAGGATACACGTTTATCCATTCAAGAGATTGCGGAAATTCATGGGATTCCTGGAGGATTCTCCCGTCTAAAAACTTATACATGTAATCTTTAAACTATTAAGGAGGTCATTATGCAGTGGATATTTTAAAGGCTCTAATTCCTACCATAGTTTCAATTCTAATTGCTGTCCCAATTATGTTTCTTAAATTTGTACATATTGAGGAAAGGGAACTACTATTTGAAACGAAAATTAACCAGGCTAAGCTCAATTTCAACAATAATATCATTAAGTATATTTTACTATTATTAGCTTTTTTTCTAGTTCCTACTACAGCTTTTCATTCCATTGATGGACTCGATTTAATAAAAAAATATGGCACCAAGAATGCTTTCGAATTGGTTATATATATAAGTTTATTAATATTTTTTATCTCTCTTGTGGTTACCAGCATGGTTACTGAAAAATGGTACCATAAAACAAAATTGGTTAGATCTTTAGCACTAGTAACCTTGTTTAGCTCTTTAACATTTTACTGTCCAATTGCTTCTAGTGCCATACACAATAAAACTATTAACGCTTTGCCCGTTCTTATTGCCTTACCATTATTTGTGACCTTAATAGTACTCTATGTTTCTTACAAAACTACTCCTAAAAAGGATAATAAGCCTTTATGTAAAATTGTCACTGAAGATTATATTAAGGAACTAGACTTGGTTCATTCACATATGTTAAATGATGGTAGAGCTGTCTTATATGATAAATATCGCTCTAAAGACGAGGTATTTTATGTATGCGACTATTCATCAAAAGTATATTTAGAATTTATATCAATACAACCTGAAGTAGAGGAAAATTAATTACAAAGATAAAGGGAATACTATCCTTCCCGTAGAACATGCCGGAGAATATAAATATTTTATCAAAAATAACAATATTAAGAGTATCACTCAAAAGAAATACTTTGTTTATGAATTAAATTGCCTCTTCACTACATCTGGGGAGCACAAATTTACAATAGCAGCAGCAACTTCAGAATGGGATTCTAAGATACAAAACTCTCTTGAAGTACGTTAGCTACTAAGCAAAATATTTGAAAGCCCCTATAGGCTTTTCTTTTTTACTACAAAACAGAACGTGAGTTCCTGTTTTACAGAAAACAAATCTTCTATATTCATAATTAGAGCTTATAATAACTATTAAAAGGAGGAATACTATGAAAACCGCAATCTACCTACGCAAATCCCGCGCCGATCTCGAAGCTGAAGCACGTGGTGAAGGTGAAACTTTAGCAAAACACCGCTCTACCCTACTGAAAATTGCTAAGGAAAAAAACTTAAATGTTTTAGCCGTTCGTGAAGAAATCGTTTCTGGTGAGAGTTTAGTGAAACGTCCAGAGATGCTAGCGCTTCTCGAAGAAATTGAAGACAATAAATATGATATTGTTCTATGTATGGATATGGATCGCTTAGGTCGTGGTGGTATGAAAGAACAAGGAATCATTTTAGAGACGTTTAAACGCTCGAATACGAAGATTATGACACCAAGAAAGACTTATGACCTTAATGACGAATGGGACGAAGAATACAGCGAATTTGAGGCGTTTATGGCCCGTAAAGAATTAAAGATTATTACCCGGCGTATGCAACGCGGCCGTATAGCAAGTGTAGAGGCTGGTAATTACCTTGGTACACATGCACCATACGGATATGATATCCATCGCTTAAATAAGCGTGAGCGTACGTTAACGATTAATTTAGAAGAAGCTTCTGTTGTAAGAATGATTTTTGAATGGTATGCCAATGAAGATATGGGTGCGAATGCTATTATGCGGAAATTAAATGAACTTGGCTACAAAAGTAAGTTAGGTAACGATTGGAACCCATACAGTATATTAGACATGTTAAAAAATAATGTTTACATCGGAAAGGTAACATGGCAAAAAAGAAAAGAAGTGAAACGTCCGGATGCAACGAAACGTAGTTGCACTAGGCAAGATAAATCAGAATGGATTATTGCGGATGGAAAACATGATCCGATTATCCCAGAAAGCTTATTCGAAAAAGCACAGGAGAAATTAAATACGAGGTATCACGTTCCTTATAATACGAATGGATTAAAGAATCCGTTAGCTGGGATTATCAGATGCGGAAAATGTGGATACAGCATGGTACAACGATATCCAAAAAATCGAAAACATACAATGGATTGTAAACATCGTGGTTGTGAAAATAAATCCAGTTATACAGAACTAATCGAAAAACGTTTACTCGAAGCATTAAAAGAATGGTACATCAATTATAAAGCTGATTTTGAAAAAAATAAGCAAGATGAAAGCACAAAAGAAACACAAATTATTCAAATGAACGAGACTGCTTTACGAAAACTTGAAAAAGAGTTAGTGGATGTCCAAAAACAAAAAAATAATTTACACGATTTATTAGAGCGTGGTGTTTATACTGTTGATATGTTTTTAGAACGTTCTAATGTTGTTTCCAATCGTATTAATGAGATTACTGAAACGATGGAAAACCTCAGAAAAGAAATTAAAACAGAAATAACAAAGGAAAAAGTGAAGAAAGATACAATTCCTCAAGTCGAGCATGTGTTAGATCTATATTTCAAAACAGATGATCCACAAAAAAAGAACAGCCTCCTAAAGTCAGTTTTAGAAAAGGCTGTTTATACGAAAGAAAAATGGCAAAGACTCGACGATTTTAAACTTGTGCTTTACCCTAAGCTCCCTCAAGATGACGACAAATAA